GAACGATTATATATTGTTCTAAAACAATCTTTCCAAACATTCAGAACGCCGCCGGACTTCTCCCCTTTCTTGTCTGGCGGTGTTTTTATGCCGTGGTCAGTTGGGACAAGCGGGTTCGAACCCCGCGCACGGTTTAGTAGCATATCATGGTAAATATTAAAAATCCGGAATGCCGTGGAAGTGCTACGAGTGATATCACAAAACGCAGATATCCGCAGATCTGCAAAACAAACAAATATAGATTCAGCAATCTATATTTAGTGTAATCAGCGTACCCGAGTGCGGATAGGGTAAAGGGTGTCAATAAAAGGCATCCTACGGGTGTATAGCTCAGTTGGTAGAGCGATCGGCTGTTAACCGATGTGTCGCAGGTTCGAATCCTGCTATACCCGTTGTGGACTACTGCAAAGTTTCCTCCTTTTTTTCTTATAAATTTTGATTGTGTATTTGGTTATTTTGGTTTTGTTGGCGTTATTAATTCTTTCAGCAGTAGTCCTAAATTCTTAGCATCCAGAGATAGGTGCTTTTATTATGTTTTAAAGGTGGTGAGTCCTATGACAGAAAAACAGAAAATATTTGCAGATGAATACCTGATTGATTTAAATGCCACACGGGCTTACCGCGTTGCATATCCAAGCGTAAAGAAAGAAGAGTCAGCAGCAGTAAATGGAAGTAAGTTGCTAAGAAATGCTAAGGTTGCAGAATATATTACCGAAAGAATGGAAGAGCGGCAGAAGCGGACGGAGATCACGCAGGATCGAGTTTTAAATGAACTGGCTGCCATTGCTTTTTCCAAGGCTTCAGACTACGCGAAAGTAGTTGAGAAACAGGCTACAGCAGAAGTAGATGGAAATATTATTCCGCTCGTAGGAGAAGACGGAGAACCGATTCTGTATCGGACCGTAGAATTGGAGCTTACAGATAACCTTACTGAGGAACAGCAGCGAGCCCTCGGAACGATTAAAAAGGGGCGCGATGGATTGGAACAGAAGCCCTGCGACAAGGTAAAGGCGCTCGAGCTTCTCGGCAGGCATTTAGGTATGTGGAATGACAAGCTGGATGTAGCAGGAGATATGGACATGAAGATTGTAGTAGACTATGGTGATGAAGATGAAGGAAGTTAATGTTGGATTTAACAGAAATTTTAAAGAATTCAATGAGTGTAAGAAACGATATCGACTGGCAAAAGGCTCTGCTGGATCCGGAAAGTCGGTAAACATTGCACAGAATTTTATCATCAAACTTGGTGATCCGAAGTATAAAGGCGCGAATCTTCTGTGCGTCCGGAAAGTAGACACAACAAACAAAGATAGTACTTATGCGGAGTTGAAGAGTGCAATATACAAGATATACGGAGATAAGGCTGGATTATTCTGGCAGATCAGAAGCAATCCAATGGAGCTGATATCTAAAGTAACTGGGAATAAAGTGATTTTCCGAGGGATGAAAGACGATGGACAGCGAGAAAAGGTTAAGTCCATCACATTTGATGTCGGAAAATTAACATGGATATGGATTGAAGAAGCAACGGAGCTTTACGAAGCGGATGTCGATATTCTCGATGACCGACTCAGAGGTGACTTGTCATTCAATCCATTTTTGTATTACCAGATTACATTCAGCTTCAATCCAGTGTCAGCAACGCACTGGCTGAAGGCAAAGTATTTTGACATTAAGAGCGACGATGTATACACACACCAGTCCACGTACCTGCAGAACCGGTTCATAGACGAAGCGTATCACCGGCGCATGATGATGCGTAAAGAACGGGATCCTGACGGATATCGGATTTATGGACTCGGTGAATGGGGAGAAACTGGCGGTCTGATTCTTACAAATTATGTGGTTGAGGAATTCGATACATCCCCAGAAAGATTCGATTACATGGTAAATTCACAGGATTTTGGATTTAACCATGCGAACTGTATCGGAGCGGTTGGATTCAAGGATGGCGATATCTACTTATGCCGGGAATTGTATGTATTTGAAAAAGATACATCAGAGATCATACAGATGGCCGATGGAAAATTCCAGAAGCGAATTACCATGTATTGCGATTCTGCTGAGCCAGACAGGATTAAGATGTGGCAGAAAGCAGGATACAGAGCGTGTCCGGTCAAGAAAGAGCCAAACAGTGTAAAAGCGCAGATTGATTATCTGAAGCAGCACACGATCCACATTCATCCGTCCTGTACAAACACAATTAAGGAGATCCAGCAGTGGAAATGGAAAAAAGATGAGAAAACGAATACTTTCACGGATGAGCCAGTGAATTTCTTTGATGACGCAATGGCAATGCTCAGATATTCTATTGAGCAGGAGAGAAAAGGCAAGGTGAAGTTAAAGACCTTTAGAGGAGGAATATAAAATGAATGGGAAAAGACCATACAAACTGCCGGAACCGCTTTTATG